GCACCTACTACTTCCACCGGTCCGATTCTGTGTTCACGGACGACGTGTCCGAGCAGATCACCGAGACTCAGGCCATCCTGACGGCGCCGGCCGCCGGGGACTACGACATCGTCCTCGATACGACCGACACGTTCGAGTTCTACATCGATCCCCAGACCACGGACACCGGCACCCTGACGCCCTCCACGGTCGTGTTCACGGCGGGTGTCACCACGGCAGCCTCCATCAAGTCGCAGATCGATGCGGCGGCCATCACCGGGCTCGTGACCTCGGTTTGGACGGACAACCAGGGCAACGATCACCTCCGCATGACAGCGGCCCAGGAGATCATCATCGGTACGGGGAATGCCAACGGCGCCTTGGGCTTCACGGCGGGCCAGACTGCCGGCCGCAATGTTCAGTTCCGGGTTTTCCAGCGTCCGATCGTGGACGGCTCGGACGGCGGCATCACGACGACCGACACCAGCAAGGTCACTGTCCTGGTCAACAACGTCCAGGTCATCCCGACGGCGGTCGACGGCACCAACGGCATCGTGACTCTCCCCTTCCCGCCCTCCTACGGGTCGACCGTCACGATCCAATACTGGCACAACACTTGGCAGGACACATTCGACTACCTGCCCAACAGCCTCGTGACGACGGTCGAGCGGTGCGGGTTCAGCCCGGGCCGGAACGACTACCTCAACGAGCAGGACTTCGTGATCTCCAACCCCACGGCGGATGTCAGCATCATCCACTGGGGTGCGAGCTACGTGGTGGCCTCGACGCTCCGGACCCCTGGGGCTGAGGTCTTCGACGACACGCAGATCATCCCCACCCTGGTCGACGACCGGGACTACATGGTTGCGTGTGAGCGGTACACGGACACCACCGTGGTGCCGGCTGCCGTCTCGAACAACACCTTCGTGCTCCCGAACGTCCCGACGACGGGCAACGGCCGAGACACACCTCTCGGCTCGACGCTCTACAACGCCGTGACCAACAACCGGATCGGGCTCAACACCGACCGGCCCGACCTGATCATCGCCTACGCCGGCCGGGACTACTACGACGCTGTGGCCCGGACCCCGCTGACGGTGACCTCGTGTGATGCCACGACCCGGCAGATCACGGTCGCTGAGTCGGTTCCGCCGGATCACAACGTGTACGCCACCTTCTGGTACTCCCGGTTGGTGGATGACACCTACATCCTGACCAACAAGGTCGCTGGTGCCGTGGGAACGGGCCAGTACGAGGTGTTCTCGACCCTCACCAACGCCAACTTGTTCCAGATCCAGTTCGGCACCAAGACCGGGCTGCCCGAGACGGTTCAGTGGCCGCGTGGTGTCGAAACCATCCCGGATGCCTTCCACAATGGGACCGGGACGGCGGTAGCTGAGGAGGTCACTGTCACCTTCGGGTCGACCGTGGCCAGCAACGCCAAGTTCACGACCCCTGGCAACTGCCCCTTCGATTTCTACGCAGGGACCAGTGACCAGTGGACGATGACCCTCAACGGGAACGCCCACACGATCGACCTCGACACGGCGTTCCTCGGTCAGTTGATCAGCGGCAAGGTGGACTTCACCGGTGGTGCTTTGGTGGCGAACATCGTCACCGGCGTCAACGATGAGCTGAACTTCACCATCGACGGAACGGACTACGCGGTCACCCTGTCGACCGGTCTGCCCAACCCGACGGCGGCGAACATCTTGACGGACATCAACGCCGTCTTGGGCGTCAACGGAACGGCAGCCTCGGTCTCCATCGGTACCGACGAGATCTTCTACGTCGAGTCTGCTGTGGCCTCCTCGGGCTTGCCGGACGCCTTCGATGAGCTGACCACCTACGGTGTGGCTCTGGGGCAAAGCAACGCTGCCGAGACCTTGGGGTTCACACCCTTCCAGTCGGCCTACACGACGCCTACGGCGACGAACAAGCCGGCCACCTTGGTCGGTTCCGAGCCGGGAAACTTCACCATCACCGCAGGCGTCAACGACACCTTCAAGGTCCGGTTCGATGGAACCGACTACGAGGTCACGCTGACCACGGGTGCGGCCGTTACCCCGGCCACCATCGCTGCTGACATCAACGGCGTGCTCCCGGGCACCCCGGCATCGGTCGGAACACTGGCCAACCTGGACATGATCAGGATCACCAGTGCCCTGACCAACCCGTCCTCGCAGGTGGTCATCCTCGACGGCAACGCCAACGACACCCTCGGTTTCAGCCAGGGCGACAGCGCTGGCAACACCCAGGTGTCCTGCCAAGAGGTGGTCAACGCCATCGTCGGGACGGCCGGTGTGGTAGCCGATGGCATCGCCTACGTCGAGACCATCGAGGGTGTGGACTACGTGACCATCGAGTCGCTGACCACGGGCCTGACGACCTCCTCGATCGCGTTCACCACGGTTGCCAACTCGGCGTTCAATACGGACACCGGGACGGGGATCGAGCCTGGGACCAGCGGAGACAACGGCGAGGACGCCGAGGACAACTACGTCGTCACGTCCAACAACGCCGCGGGGTCGGCTGGCACCGGTATTCCGGGCCAGACCTACGCCGACGATACCACGGGGCTTCGGTTCACCATCCTGCCCTCGGCCACCGGCAACTACACGGCGACGGGTTCGTTCACCATGAACGTGTCCCCGACCTGGAACGTCACCCCGGTGGTCCCCTCGCTCGCCATGGGCGGCATGGAGGTCATCGTCAGCGACACCGTAGGGGTCGGGGTCAACGACACCGCCACGGTCCAGTCGTTCGATCCGGGCGGCCTGGAGCCCGCGGTCGGGGACTTCTACTTCCTGACCTACCGGTTCCTCAAGCAAGACTACTCGACTCGGCTGTTCCAGCAGCTCAAGAACATCGAAGCCAACTTCGGTGAGCTGTCAGCCGAGAACAGGGTCACCCTGGCGGCCTACTTGGCCATCATCAACGGTGCGGTCCTGGTGGGCATCAAGCAGGTGCTCAAGGTGTCCAACACCAACCAGGCGTCGGACCAGTCCTACCTGGACGCCATCACCGAGCTGGCCACCCCGCTCGCTGGCAACGTCCGGCCGGACATCCTGGTTCCACTGACGACCAGCACGGCGGTCTACAGCTTCCTGATGCAGCACGTCGAGACGATGAGCAACATCCGCAACCAATCGGAGCGGCTGGGCTTCATCGGGTTCGCCTCTGGGACGGCCCCCTCGACGGCTCAGGCTGTTGCTCGGGGCTTGCTGTCGAACCGCATCATCGCCGTCTACCCGGACAGCGCCGTCATCACCTTGCAGAACGAGCTGGGTGAGGCGTTCGAGGCCCTGGTCGACGGCACCATGATGGCGGCGGCTCTGTCCGGCGCAGTCGTGTCCCCGGCAGTGGATGTGGCGACGCCGTACACCCGGCGGCTCATCCAGGGGTTCACCCGGCTGCCCAGGGTCATGGATCCGGTGGAGGCCAACCAGACGGCCACCGCAGGGATCACCATCCTGGAGGAGCTGGAGCCCATCATCCGGGTACGCCAGGGCTTCACCACCGACATCTCGACGATCCTCACCCGGCTTCCGACCGTGGTGCAGATCGCCGACTTCGTGCAGCAACAGAGCAGGCTCGCCCTCGACGGGTTCGTAGGGACCAAGTTCCTCTCGACTCGGACCAACGAGGTCGAGGTCAGCATGACCGCCTTGTTCAAGTCGCCGGTCGAGGCGGAAATCATCGGAGCCTTCACCGGCATCAGTGCCGAGGTCGACCCCGACGATCCGACCATCCTGCGATTCGAGGCGTTCTACCAGCCCATCTTCCCCCTACTATATTTGGTCCTCACCTTCAACCTCAGAGCCTCCATCTAATTGGAATCTCTGGAGTTTTTGTAGAGCAGAGCCGAATACGTTGGTAGAGCTTGACGCTGTGAGCCTTCAGGCGGTAGCCTGGGTTCATGGCGTCAAGCGTTGAAGGGGAGGATTTCGTCCGGTGTCGGGTGTGTGGTTTCGAGACGACCACCCTGGCGACGCACCTCCGCAAGCATGGGTTGAAGGCTGAGGAGTACCGTCGGCGGTATCCGGGGGCTCGCATCCGGTCGAGGGCGGTCGAGACCAAGCGACGAAAAGCCATCAAGAAAGCCCATGAGCGAAAGCCCACCAGGGGGGCTCAGAAGGCTGTGGGGTGTCCCGAGTGTGGGGGAACCCACCCAGTGTCTCGCTTCGACCGAAAGGCCGTCCTGTGCCCCCTCTGTGCAGCGGAACGGGCAGAGGAAGCTTGGGAGGGGAAAGAGGAGGGCCTCGACTATGTGGTCTGTGTGGTGTGTGGGTATCGGGCGGAGAACCTGACGAGCCACATCCAGAACCACCATCCCGACCTAGTGGGGTGTTACCCCGGCCAGATTGTAGCCGAGCAGTCGGCTGTGCGGGACAAGACCACCCTCAAGGGTCGACCCCTTTCTGCCAAGACCCGAGCCAAGATGTCCCGGAACGCCGGCCGATGGAACAAGGGGCTCACCAAGGATACCGACGAGCGGGTAGCCCGGTGTGCTGAGAGGCCCGAAGGGTTTGAATCTTGGTCGAAGGGTCAAACCAAGACCACCTCCGAGGCCATTCAACGGCGTGCAAGGGCACTCTCGAAAACACGCCAACGGAAGCACTGGACCAACGGCACTGAGGTCCGGCTCACCAAGGCGCAGCTACTCCAGTTCCGGCTCAAGAACGGCAAGGTGTCGGTGGGCAAGGCCATGGCTGCTCTTGGTCATGCTTTCGTGACGATCCGGCGAGAGTGCCGACGACACAAGCTCCCCATCGCCCACACGAACGTAGCAGAGCACTTCGTGGTTGAGACGATCTCCCGTATCCTCGATGGAGCTGAGTACGTGTCCGAGTGGTCTTCTGCTCAGTTCACCAACCCGGAAACTGGAAGACGGTTTCGCTACGATGCCTACTTCCCCGAGCAGCACTTCCTGGTGGAGTTTCACGGACGCCAACACTGGGAGCCTGTAGGGTTCTACGAGGGCAAGGGTGAGCTGTTTGAGCAGCTTCAGGCCCGGGATCTCGCCAAGATGCAGATGGCTCATGTAGCTGGCATCCCTCTTCTAGTAGTGCGAGAGGATGAGCCCTGGCAAAACCCGGAACATCTTCGGAACAGTCTTCATTTTCTGGGGGCCGGATCGTAGTAGCCCCATGAATATGAGCAAGCGTGGTTTGCCAGAATTGGACCCCTCCTCTTTTTGGGCAGGGACGTCGACCAGCCCTGTCGACGGGGAAACAATCGGAGTGGAGATACATCCCGCCGTTGTAGACCCTTCTTCTGAACCCAAGTGGTGGGTGCGGTCATTTCACTTCGGTACCCGGACAAAAAATGAGCAGATGCAGCCATTGTCCTTACGGTTTGTGCATCTGTGGTGGGAACAGTTCCTTGGGGTGCCGTACAACGTCGTCTTCGAGTGGGGGGTTAGGACGGTCAAACCTGCAAAGACGATTTCGGAGGCGTTTCCTCTGGCTGGTGTAGATACAACACCACCATGATCTGCCAGCGCTGCGGGCATTGCTG